GTCTAAATGATCTTTCGAATTTACGACCTGAAATACCTTTATGGACATAAAGTTCCTGATTTCGTCTCTTGTCACGATCTCCTTTAACAGTAAGGATTCCATCGTGCATAGTAATCTTGATATCAGATTCTTTAAACCCAACAACAGCGAGCTCAATAAGATACTCATCGTCGCTATGCTTTACTACATTGTGAGGTGGATAATGATCCTTCTGATGAGCCGAAGCCATTCTTTCTAGATCATTAAAGATGTGGTCGAAACCAACGAACGCACCACGTGGGAAAGTAAATGTATTGCCTGTCATGTTTATCTCCTTTTGCAAGCAAGAATGTAGATGGACCCGCTGAACGCGGCATCCTGACTATTTATATCATTATTAAAATTTAAAAGTCAACGGTTACCAAATAACCCCAGACTCTTTCACTACCGGCCGAGTGTTAGTCATGTACTCGACGTTGACACTGACTCTCCAATTCTTTGAAGTTTGAGGAAGAGGTCTATGATCCATCCAATATGGAAACATATAGATCATATTTTTTTGAACTGGAACCTTAATCGATTGTTCTAAGAATCTAAGTTCAAGACCTCCTCCTTCTTCTGGTTCTGGAGGATCAATATAAAAAACTGCATTTATAGTACTTGTATCAATATGGCTGTGCCAGACACTATTAAACAATTTATCGTTTTGACAATAAATCCATGTCTTGATTTTTCGCAGCTGTTCTCCAATTACAAAGTGATCGTGAATCATTTGCCTGAATGCAATCTCTACCCTGTTTCGAAACATAGGGTTATCATATTCAGTATTGTATCCTACTCCAAGCGACTTTCCTTCAAACTTGTCTTGAACAAATTTGTCGATCATGTCTTTCTTTAAATCTTTAGAAAAGTCCTCAACAGGAAATTCTTTGATAATCAAATAGTCTTTCCAACTGCGTGCCATAATTAATTTTTTCTACCTATACTGTATTTTGTTATCAATTCCCATTCTTGCTTCTCTTTGTAAGGTACGATTTTAACCTGACTGAGAGGAGCAGTTGGATTTGTTGTTTTGTCATTATCTGTCAAAGAGACGAGCTTCCACTCATTCAGAAGATTCGAGATTGTATTGCGTCTTGCAACATCTTGATCTGAAATGTTTGTAGGCTTGCCGTCTAAGGCAAATAATTCTTTGAAATGTACTATGTAGTACTTGCCCTGCTTATGTAAAATATGGCAGGACTGGAAAAGTTTTTTGTCTGTACGAGAAGCAACGCCAATGCGTGTGAGAGTTTCTTTTACTTTTAGAAAATCTTCACTATCATTTAGCTTCACTTCTACGAGTGAATCAATCAAACTCATTTTACCACTCCACCTTTGCGATCTTTTTTTAATTCATTTATTTGTTCATCGCTAAGCAGATCTATGACTTGTAAAGCCTTTTTGTTATTATATTCATAAGCCAGCTTCACTGTATCTAAATCATCTACCTTATTAGCCTTTTCCCATTTAGCAAAACGCTTCCTGGGCCTTAGACTATTTAGGTAAAAGTGAAATTGTAACCAGGTATCTGATTGATGTCGTTGGTTCATCTCATTTGCATATACAAGACAATCAGCATGATACGAAAGAGATCTATTAATTATAAAGTGGTTGTAGACTTCCTTGACTATTTCTTCAGGATAGTCTGCGACATCTTTAGTATAACCAATAGCTGACATTATCTCGAAAGGACTAGAACCAGACATTAATCTTTGAACTCACAATTGACCATTACTTCAGCTAACATAGCAACAGTATTAATTTCAGCATCTGCTACAAAGGCTTCCTTGTACTGGTAATCAGCTAACGTAACTACTAGTTGAGGAACACTTTCTGGCTTCATGTGAATAGATGAATGGTCGTATAGTTTTCTATAGATCAAAGATGAGTCATAGTCTGTATTCTGCGCTACCCATTTTCTCATCTGACTAAACTTACGGCCGCGAAGTAGGTTGACAAGATCCTCAAACTTTTCCTCAGACAAGTTTACAAAGATACCAGAATCAATTTTACCTGAGCCGCTGTATCTTTGTAGTTCGTTTAGTACCTTTCTCCAATCAGGAAAGTATCTTTGAATCACATCAGCAAGAACCTTTTTATCAAACTCAACGTTTTCTTGCTTCAGTATGCCTTGGATTGAGTGAAAGAACTTGTTTGCAACACTCATCTTTTCATCTTTTGGAATCTCAAAGTCAATTGTACTACAACGAGATTGTAAAGGTTTAATGATCCTGTTTTTATAATTACAAGTTAATATAAATCCACAGTTCTTACTAAACTCTTCCATAAAATTACGAAGAGCTGGTTGCGTAGATTGTGCATTGAGATAATCTGCTTCATCGAGAATTACATACTTACGCTTACCATCAAAACTAACCGATGATGCAAAGTTCATAATCTCGTTACGGAGAGTATCGATATTACCATGGAGACTACCATTGATAACATAATAAGAGCAACCGAGCTCTTCGACCATTGCTTTTGCTACAGTTGTTTTACCAACACCTGGTCCCCCACTTAGCAAAAGGTTTGGAATATTTTTCTGATTAACAAAGTCGTTAAATGTAAGTTCCAGTTCACGAGGAAGGATACAATCAGAGATTTTTTTAGGACGGTATTTTTCAACCCACAGGAAGTCTTCAATCATAATATACTTCTTTCTATTCAGCTAGCTGTTTATCATCTTCTGATATTACTTCATCTATTTTACCTGATTTCGTATCAAAGTTCAACTCACCTTGTTTAACTTTTTCTGCTAAACCATCTGGTCCAACTGCAAAAGGTTTTTCATTTTGTTTTTGAGCTTCTAAAATAATTGCAGCAAACTTGTCACGCACAGCACCTACTACAGTCAATTCATTACCTTTGAACGCCCCACGTTGGGAGGCTGCGTCAATAATCTTTACTACATTATCAATATCTGCTATTGTAAAATTCATACTACTCTCCAAATTTTGATGCTGCTTCTGTGGCAATCCAATACTTGAGATCATCACTTGAGAATTCTACGATACCTCTTGATGAAACTCTAACATTATAGTTTCTATTCATAAGTTTCAAATTCTCAGGCTTAAAGATCATTCTAAAATGTAAGTCTGTCTTACCAACATTCACTCTATGATTATCACTATCTTGATTACTAATATCAAGAGCTTGAATAGATACTGTTTCTCCGTCTCCGACAATACCAATCTCAGGTAGTCTCAACACATTACATGCTTTAATAACATTAGTAAGATCTTCTACTTGAACAAAGAATTCAACCTCCGGAGATTCTAATACTATTTCTTTATCAGGAGCTGCAACAATACTTTGCTCATCAGCAAACTTATATTTAGTAGCCTGCTGTCCTCCTGATAGTAGGACATGATCCTCCTCAAAGGAATACTCTGGCTCATCAAACAAAGAAATCGTACCAATAAATCTTGGTAGATCATAGATAGCAAACCTTGATGGAATGCTCTCTTCAATGTTTGCTACAGCCATAATATTCTTCTGCGGCGATACTGTTGATAGCTTACTACCTTCTCTCAACAATACTGATTGATTAATAGTTGAAAAGTTTTTCAAATAATTAATCGTCTTTTCACTGATTTTCATAAAGTAACTCCAATAATTATTTAGCTGATCTTGTTTTGATCTTTGATTTGTCTGCTGTGGCTGATGCACCAACGGCTGCGAGGTGTTGCAGACTACCACCAAACACATAGCTACCAACATGCTGTAGTTGCATCCAAGGACAGATAAACGTCTTCAGTCCAATCTTACGAGCCCACTGACAGAACATATAATCTTCAGATAGGTAACGCTTTGATTCCGGATCGATCAATGCTTGGAAGTACATCATAATTTCACGCGAACCATCAAAATGTTCTGTACGAACATGATCTGGTTTATACATAAAATCAGGATATGCTTCTGCATATTTCTCAAAGGTAGCACGTCGAGTCATCATAAATCCTGTACCAATCTCAAGAACATCAGCTGGCTCATCCAAACGGATCTCTGCTTGACCTCCCTTTGGTACCACAGGATTGAACACATAGTCTCCAACATAGTTTTCTAGTTGGTTTGGATCATCATCTGCCACACCTTGATTCACAGCCGCGATGACTTTTTCCCACGAGATACACTTTTTAGGATATGGACCACCAATCACATCATAAGGATCATCTCCTGGTTCTGATCCTTGTAGAGCCATCAACGCAAGAATGTCTTGTGGGTTGAATCCAATATCAGAGTCAATAAACATCATATGTGTATAGTCTGATCGCATAAACTCATCAACACAATAGTTACGAGCTCGGGTGATGAGAGATTCATTGAACAAATAATATGCTCTCATCTCAATACCATACTTAGCACAGATAGCTGACAGGTCAGCCATTGACTTTGCAAACATACCGTGACACTGGCCACCGTACATAGGTGTTGCTACAAAGAGTTTCTTCTTTCTAAGTTCCTCAAAGGATACTTTGATTTCCATTATTATACTCCGTACTTCTGGTCATGGTCTTTACCAACACCGTAATCGCCGTCATATGAACTCAACGACTCTGCTTTAAACATAAGGAACTGGCCGACGCGTGTTCCTTTCTTAATCTTTGCTGATCCTCCATTAACATGGAGAGCACCAGCCATTACACCTTCATACCCACTATCATAAAGACCGGAGGTAAGGAACAATCCGTTACGATTTAATGTTGATCTTGTAATCACCCATCCAGCCTCATCTTCCCCTATAGAGACTATTCCTTCCATAATAATTTCATATGTTCCCTGTACGAAATTAAAATATCCTTGCTCATCAGGAAGAATCTCTACAGAACCTCTATGAGATTTATCATCTTCACTGATCCTGAATTCCTTAGGTTCTAACCTGAATACTTTGTCTACTTTGAGATCAATAGCATTAGGTTGAACCTGATTATCATCAAACTTCGATAGATTCGACGTTGATGTTTTGCTCGCTAGATGTATCATCCTTATTCTTCTCCATAAAACTAAAATTATAAGCTAAGATTGCGTAGTGGATAAGTTTCATAAGATCCTTAGGATTCTTACCATCCTTCTTACCAAAACGCATGGCATACTTCATAAGGGTTCCCATGCACATCTCCTCAGCAATGCCCATGTTCTCCCATACATCAATTGTTTGTACATCCTTCTTACCAACATAGTGTTGATTATATGTTGAAGTAATGTATTCATAAATCTCTTTAAGGATTTTATCTTCATTATATTTGTATTCAATTTTCACTTTTATACTCCGTAAGCTCACATAGTCCATGATAAACTAGATCGATTTCATCGACCTCAAAACCAGCCTCATCGAAGGCTGAATATTGATCATTATCCCACATTTCTTGAACCTGATCAACAGTTATTACATCATCTTGATTATCTAAATTGTTACATTGAAAGAAGTCGTGTGCACAACAATCCATCATACCATTATCATAGATAGAATAGTCACCTACCTGGATTGGAGTTTCTTCAAAGATGTATGTTTGGATTTCTGATACTTCATCTTCATCTAACTCGAGAATGGTTTCACCCCAACGAAACATCTCTTCAATGCCAAAACGTCGGCCACGTTCATCTGACCAATATTCTGTATTCCAAACATTCTTCTTCTCAAGATTCTTTAGAATGTAAAGTTTTTTATCACTCATATTTTTCTCTGTGTGTTCTTATAAAAATCCCACCCTGCAATAACAAGAAGGAGAACACCTGCTAAAGTTTGTAACCAGTTGAATGCAAAAATAACATTAGCAACACCCAAGCCCCCTGTGACAAAAGGACTCATACAGAAACCAGCAATACGGTCTGTATCAATTTTCATTTTCTTGCTCCATTTCCCATGTCTCTGATTCATGTGTGCTGATAAGCCAACTGAATCCATAATGTAAAGGATGATAGTCATTAAGTTCAGTACGGAATGCTTCAATCTCTTCAATCTGTTCTTCGGTTAGATCAGTTACTTCTTCCACACCATAGAACTCTGAAACATAATCCCAAACACATTCAATCATCTCACGTTCAACCCACTCATCAATCTTATGAGTGCGATGCCAATAGAATCCTTCTTCGTTATCTTCTTGTGTCATAAAAACTATCCTTACTTTTCCATATTACTCAGATATGCTGCCGTCAACACATCGATCCATTCCATATTCTTTTTAGCAAGTTTCAATAGATGTTCGTCATCTGTCTTGAAATTGAAGTCAACTTCTTTTTCAAACTTACCTTCAAGCCTACCTGTTGGAGATTCATCAAACGACATACCATTCAGTCCAAGCCAAACACCTGCTGATGAGTCCCATGTATCAATGAATCGGTTAAAATGTTCCATAAACATAATCTCATTAGGACCATCAACCATTCCTAAGAAATGAATCTTCTTGCCATTATATTTAATATTACTCAAACTTGGATCATTAGATATCTGATGCATGAATCGTAGACGAGAATTGAATCGTTGAAGTTTATTACCAGACTCTACATTGTAAGCAATAGGAATAGCAAGAATAGAAACTCCAACATAGTCAATCAGATTTGCATGATTAGCTGCAAACTTAAAACAATATTGAAGATCTTTAACTGATCCTTTCCTTCCTTGAGGAACAAAGAAAGTACCAAACCCGCTGTCTTTAATGACTGGAGCCATTACCATAGCAGCTTCAATTGTTTCTTCTGGATCACTGTCTGGATAGTCTGACATAACGATATAGTCAGCTTTGATCTTCTCGCCCATAGTAATGAGTTTACTAGAATCATACATAGGACGATTCTGCTTGTACATCTCAAAAGCAGAGTTGTCCATAATAATAGTACAACCATACTTTTCTTTTTGTTCTAAGTAGAAATCTACGTACGAATCATCTTCTTCAATGAGATGAGCTAATACGAGATGTGTGGGACGTCCATCAACTAGATGGAGATGAGGAGTGGGGGCAATATGACAAAAGTCAGTACGAGACATAATATTCCTTTCAATTCACTTATAATATAATTATGACCAATATGGTGTTGGATATAAAGCCATATAGTCTGATTTATCTATTCCTGGTACTTTTATACCATACACCATTTCTAATGTTTTTGCAATAGTCTCTAGTCGATTTTTTTGTGGTGTATTCCAACTGTACCAAGGAGATTGGTCAATCAAGTTTGCGCATTCCATAATGAGTAGATTTCTATGTGTTATATCATCCCACCCTTTAGCATTTTTTATAATTGAAGGTGTTCTGTTTGTTGTTTCACAAAATTCACTAGCTAGCTCCTCAGCTTGAGGATCAATATGATCCAGAACATTACTTTTAGATACTTTATGTGTATTACCTTTATAATAATCCGTACCATAGATTGAATGGAATAGCGTAGCATCTACAATGTGTTGTGACTCTGGTAAATTTCCAGAAATAGCTCTGGCTACTTGTGCTGAGTGCCACAAGTGTTCAAATAATGTTGATCCACCTGTTTTGCCTCCACTATGATTAGCATCAGATGTTTTATCTAATAAGAAACCAATCTTAGGATTATTAATCTGATCAGAAGCAGTTTTAAAAACAATTATTTGTCTTAGTTCTGTGCAAGCTCTTGATAGAGGTCTCGCTGCATGCAAACGATGGGAATCAAAAACAAATGTTCTACCATATTTTGGAATGATAGAAACTTCAATATCATTTTGTGCTTCTGATTCACCCAATACAATAGTCTCGCCACCCCAATCCATTTTCCATTCTTTATTAAGATACACAATAACAGTTTCTGATATTGCTCCTTCTCCATATTTACGTTTAGTTTCTGAGTCATCTGTATGAATATACCCATCAGTACCGTAAGTGTATGCATTACAGTATGTACGAACAAGTGTTCGTGGACCTAGTACTTGTTGAACATTTTCCCAGAGAAATTTGACTTCGGGGTGGTGATTGATCATTGGCATTGCACCATGATCATAAGTAGAACCTTTAAAATCATTGAGAATGCGTCTATTCCAATGACCTTGATCATACTCTGCTGCACTATTAGCTTTCCAACCATAGCGCATACCAGCTTCGCCAGCATATTTCTTTTTTATGATTTCTAATTCATTTTCAAACGTAGATACGTCAAATAATCCAAATGCCATAACAAACTCATTCTAATTTTACTTATCGTGGTGTATCTGTGGAAGTGGAACCATTGACATGCCTTTGTCGTGATGAACCTTGGCATATGATCTTCCGCCTCTGTTCATAAGTCCACCATATTTTCCAGTCGTCTTCTTGCCGCTATTGGTAAACGATACAGATCCATCCTTACCAACTTTTCTTAGATGCTTACGGACTTCTGGATAATCTTGTTCTTCCATGTACTTGCTAAATTTTTCCATCTTTACCTCTTATACTGGTTGTGATGCTGGATAAAAGCAACGTGCTCCATTCTCTCCATCTTCACTAACCTGGATTGTAATTGATCTTCCTGGGTATTTATCTTTTATATATTTAGCCAGATCATCACAAATCATCTCACAAGATTTGTAGTCCAATTCCAAAGTTTTTTCATCGTAGAGTGATTCTAACTCACGCTTGAACAGAATGAACTCAATATCTCTATCATCATGGAATACTTCTACTTCCACTTTAAAGTGAAACATATGTCGATGAGGATAACCTAAGAAGCTAACTGCTTCTAATTTAGGATCTTCCAGCGCTGCTGGATACTTGTGAATACCTTCCTTCTGAAAGGTAATCCAGATATTTGCTTCTTTAACCATTTGCATTGTTTTCTTCTTCCCATTGGCTATACCAATATTCTGCTGCACCCACTACACGAGTAGGATAATTTTTAATAGCATACCCAGTTCCTGATTCTAGGTCAACTCTTTTTATTCTGCGCTTATGAGGATGTTTGGCATCCTTCCATTCACTTAAAAGACGTTTACAAAGAAGATCAAAGTCCTCATCTGTAAGCACAGATTTATCTTTTTTGTAATAAAGATACGAAGACGTCATATAATATGAAACTAGCTGAGATGGTGACAGCTCCTTAATGTTTGGATATACTGTCATTGTATTGCAACATGGTCTGTGGACTTCAACAAGTTAGATCTCGGATCTAAATTGATTTCTCCTAGATCGATCATATCAAACGTCTGCTCAAGATATCCAATTCGATCTAGAATATCTGCACCAGGATGGGACACCTTTAATAATGATTGGTACTCGTTTTGAAAAGCTGTTAACTGAAACATTGTAATAGTCATTTGATCACCTCTTTCTCACTATAATCATTATCACATACTTTAAAGCAAAAGGCAACAGTTTTTATCATAATAATTTATTTTATAAACGCGCCAATTCTACCATGAACATCTGGATCATCAATGTATTTGTATCCTGCTTGTTGATATTCAAGGTGTTCACTCAAAGACGGTTCTTTCCAAGCAGGAATATATTCAGAATTATCATTTGCAAAATCAGGATTCTCTCTGAAGTGTACTTCTATAATCTTATTGCCAATAAACTCAACATTTACTATTGGCCAGCTAATAAATTCGTCTAATATTTTTGGAAAGGATAATACTCTCTCTACTGCAGGAATATCGTTTGGTTTTAACCACTTATCCCATTTGACAAATGTTTTATCCTTTTTGAATCCTTCTACAACCAGTTTTGTAAGTCCCCAGTTATAGTCTACAGAAAAATGTCTGCCTTCAAAAAACTCACACCAAAAATGTCCTGGTGTGAGATGATCTGTTGATTTTCCAATGAACTGAATAGAAGCGCCTAATCCTAATCCAAATGCATTAACACAAGGACGGACGATATATTTACCAGGGGCTGGTACATCTGTTCCAGTGGGTCCACAAACATATCCAAGTTTCCTTGATAGTATAAGTTTGTCTAAAACCCATAGATGATCAGCATCTAATGTATTCCAAACTTCTTCTTCAGTCACATTTTATCCTTACGGTTCCACGAGGCACGTCAGAGTGAGAGAGGAGTGAGAATGCCTCGTGGAAACTGTTTTGTCCTACCGATTGATATTAGCCATGACTTCTTTACGAAGATTTCCACCTGGCTCACCAAACGTACCAAGACACGTTGCAGTAACTGTTGTACTATTAGTATCTTTAATACCACGTTGAGACACACACGTATGTCCCGCATCAACAACAACCATTACATCTTCAGATTCGGTAATAAAAGCAATTGCATGAGCAATCTGTTGAGTCAACCGTTCTTGTACTTGAGGACGTTGTGCAAAGTATTGTGTAACACGATTTAGTTTAGACAAGCCAAGTACTTTCTTGCCTGGAATATAAGCAATATGTGCTTTACCAATAATAGGTCGCAAATGGTGTTCACAATCAGAATACATTGTGATGTTCTTTTCCAATACAAACTCATCACCGTTAGAAAATTTATTCTCTACTGTTGTACACTTTGGAAAAGTATCGTAGCGGAGGCCGCTAAAGATCTCATCAACATACATCTTAGCAACACGCAGAGGTGTTTCTTCTAATGAGTCATCTGTAAGATCAAGACCAAGTACCTCTAACATTTCTGCTGTAAGCGAGGTAATCTTATTAATTTTTTCATCACGATCAGCCTTTACAGCTGCTGTGATAGGTGTGTTGATTCCTAAGGTGTCAAGGTGTTTATTTACAGCTCGACCCAGTTCTGGATTATTCTTTGACATTTATGTGTTCCTTTTCAGATTATGTTTAACGACAGTGGAAAAGGGGAGGACTGTCAGACCTGCGCCAGAGAAAAACAATTGTGCAACCTCTGGAATACCTTGTTGCTTGTCATATTTATAATTATACACCAATCACGTTACCCCACAAATATGTGTGTACACGACCTGCCACAGAGTAACCTCTCTTGAACGCTTCTTGTGCTACATCACCATCAACCAACTTTTGACCTTCCACAGTAGCTCCTACAGGCATGACCCAGACAGGATAATTTACACCGACAGCTGCAAAGTTAGCAACAATATCATCAAGTTCATTCCATGCCTCTTGTGTACCATTGATAACAAACTTTAGTTGTCCTTCTTGAGACAAATCATAATATGTCTTTACTACTTCTGGTTTGATAGCCTTATCAGCTTTCTCTCCAGCAACAGACCACAACTTAGGTGAAATCGAGAAGAACAACTCATTAAGCCTATCTTCCTGCCAATACTTAAAAAAGTCAACATATTCTTTTGTAAGGGCTTGTGTACCATTGGTTTCGTATGTAACAGATAACGGCTCGTCACCCTGTTCAATAAATGTATTCAATATGCCTACGGATGCATCCTGGCCATGTTTCATTAGTGGTTCTCCACCAGTAAAACACATATGCTGATTAGTTGTATTGAAGTTAAATTTACCTTCTGGATTATATTTGTTCTTCATATACTTTCTAATCTCAGAAGCTATCTCTTCTACATTGCCTTTACGTTGAAGACCTTTGAACTTTTTAGACCATGAGTATGACGAATCACATCCAAACTCAAACACTGGAAGTTCTTCCATAGAGTTATAATCATCTGGATTAATATCTTGATATGGTAATTCATATGTAGATGGATCTGTTGGATCTACTTGACCAAAACCATTACACTGCAGGTTACACAGAAAGAATCTCAACCATGCAGTTGGGTGTCCTGTGTATTGACCCTCACCTTGAATGCTGTGAAAGATCTCACTGTAATTATATTGTTTATCATTTTTAATCATTATCATACTCACTTCTAACTATAGCACTATTAGCTCCGTGCTCAGCACACTCTACTTCTTCAACCCAACACCTATCTGAAGATCGGGAACGTATTAAATTGTCAGCAAAGTTAAAAGCATGTTCTGCAAACTTCTCTGCACCTACTCCATCAAAATATCTAATCTCTGCTAAATCTAAACTTTCAAGTTGTTTAAAAGTATCAATATGAGGATCATTGTTATCCAAACATAGCTTATGATCAAAACTATCCTCAAGCCAAGCCTTCACTTCTTTTAGACCACCAAAGTCTACAACCCAATTCTTATTATCTAAACAATCACATCCAAATGTAAATTTAAATGATAGACTATATCCATGCAATAGATGACAATGGCTATGATCAGCATTTGGTTGTCTAAAGACTGCAGACAGGCCAATATTATGACCGTATCTTTTTGTACTATAAAATTTCATTTAATCTTTCTCCCATGGAAATACTATCCATCTCCTATCATCTATTCGTAATGATGCAGCATCAGTTATGAATGACGTAGAAGCTCTCTCTATCAAACTCACATATTTACCACCCAGATATTCATGCTTAATTTCTCTGAACGTCTTACCAGTATCATTGATATCATCTACAAAGACAACAGTTTTTTGATCAGCTAAAGATTTTTTAATGTTTTTATTTATTTCTGTATGTGGATTATCTCGAGTTGTCCAATGCATTGTGATCATAGGAACATTTAGAGCATGAGATAGATGGATTGCTGGTAGCAATCCTCCTCTTGTAATACCCACTATCAAATCAGGATGCATCTTTGAAACATCATGTTCAAGATTATGACACATGGATAAAACATCATCATACTCTACATAAATTTTAGCCTTAAACTTCACGCTACTTTCCTTAACATTCTAAGAGTTTTAGCTAACTGCTTCTTACCCTTTTCTCTATGATACACTCCTGCTCTACTAAAGAAGTCTTTACCATCTAAATGATCCATTTCATGGTGGAATGCTTTTGCTGTCATTCCTTGAAATGTTTTGGTTACAATTTGTCCGTTTGGTTCATAGTAACGAACTCTGATCTCCATTGGTCTTTTAATTTTCATAACAACACCAGGAAAAGATAAACAGGCTTCGTCAGCATATTGTAGATCATCAGACTCGTACACAACTCTTGGATTGAAAGCAATGATAGTAGGATCTGTCCACAAAACAAATACTCTTTTTCTCAAACCAATTTGATTAGCAGCTAGACCCAATCCTTTGTATTGCTGTACAGATTCTACAAGATCATCGCAAAGAGATTTAATTTCGTCTTGCGTTGAATCCTTAAAATTAAATTCAGGCATAACCTCGCTTAATATTGGATCACCTGGTTTTACTAAATCTCTAATCATGCTGCCATCCTACTAAAGTTCTTATGTTTTTCAAACTTGATCACACTATGGAACTTGTCATATAGTTGATCTCCTTTATGACTAATGATAAACACATTTACATCAGAAGTCAAATTATTTAATATTTTTAAGAATTCATCAGTACCTCCCCCATCAAGAGAACTGTCAAATACTTCATCAAGTATCAACAGATTGGTACTAACACTATTCTTGATCTTTGCAATAGCTCTCCATGCAAACAATAAAGACAAATCAATTCTCATCTTCTCACCTTCCGAGAAAGATGCATAACTAAAATCATCTCTAAACCTTGATTTGATTGTCTCATTAAAATTTTCATCAAGTTCAAAGCTAACAAAGAAATCCATTGCAGCCAAATACTTATTAATCAGCTTGTTAATAATTGGAACATATTGTTTGATGATTCTGGTTTTAATGCCACCATCTTTCAACAATGTACTGGCTACATTCAATACCTCTTTATCATCAACTAGTGTCTCTCTGTTTGTGCTAAGACTTTTTAGTTCCTCTTCAAGTACTTTTAGTTGTTCATTATCTACTTGTAATGTTGTCTGTTGAGACTGTAAGCTATTAATTTCACTTCGTAGATTATCAATATTGCTTGTTAGAACAGTCATAGTAGCATTGTCTGAACTAACTTGCGTGTTGAGGTTGGTAATACGTGTGACAACCGTTAGAATCTCGTTTAATCGTGTGTTTACACGCTCATATTCTGTTTCTAGCTGTAGTAATGCACTCTGAGTTTCAGATAGTTGTGTGTTTCTTTTATCGACTGTATCACATTTAAAACCATGATCGATTTCTTGTGAGCATGTTGGACAATTGTCATAATCAGTAAAGAATTGAATCTCTTTTTTGATCTTGCGTATCTTATCTTCCAACTGGCTTTCAAGACTATTGATCTTGCTAATTTTTTTCTCTGTTGATTGCTTATCTTCAACACTTTCGTTTAAATGAACTATCTCATCTGAAATTGTTTTGATATTATCTTTGATCTTATCAATACTTTGTTGGGTTTGTAATATTGAAATCTTTTTGTCTTCAATGACTTTCTGAGCATTGGCTACAAGATCATCAGTATGCTTGTTTTGAAGTTTGATCTTTTCTTCGGTTAAATCATATTGATATTCAGCATGAGTCAAGTCATCTTTGTTACTTTGCTGCTTATCTTTCAGTAATGCATTCATAGTTGAAAAGATCTGAATGTCTAAAAGATCCTCAATGACTTCTCTGCGATGAGTAGCGGGCAGCTGCATGAAAGGAGTAAATGTCGCACTACCAAGTACCACAACCTGACAAAAAGATTTATGGTTTAGTTTTAATATCTGCTTCTCTAATGACTCTTGATAGTCTCTTACAGCAGCATCTTGGTTTAGCATTGTTCCGTTTTGATATACTTCAAACGTATTAGGTTTAATACCTCTAATAATTCTATACTGAGAACTACCAATTTGAAACTCTAGCTCAACACATAACTTTTTTCTGTTGATGCTGTTCATCAACTGGCCTTTATTGATCTTACGAAACGGCTTACCGTACAGAGCAAAACACAATGCATCAAGAATTGTTGACTTGCCAGCACCGTTATCGCCAACAATAAGTGTTGATTTGGCTCTATTAAGATCTACTTCAGTCCACACATTGCCAGTGCTTAGGAAGTTCATCCATCTGATTTTTTTGAATACAATCATAATCTACTCACTCAGGAAATACTAATAGCTTCAGTATACAACTCTCTCATTAAGGAGTCAAGTCTTTTTTTGTCTACTTTTGTTGGAAGAGATTCCACATACTTGTGAAGAATAGTCAGAGTATCTTCTGCCCTATCAACAATGTCCGTATCCTCTTCAAGATCAAGATTGAAGTGATCTTCAACAACCTGAATATCTATGGGCTGTACTTTTTCTAGCTTATCAATAACCAGGTCGAACCAATAAGGATTTGTTTTGTTTTTAACAATAACTTTTACATAAGAATCTTTGTATGGCTCAAAATCTACAGCAATAATTTCATCCATTGATTTGTCCATATCATCATACCAGATCTTATGGAAGATTCTGTTAGGATTACGGATGAATTCTATTTCCCGAGTTTCTGTATCAAATATGTGAAACCCTCTGGGATCATCATAATCAGACCAAAAAATCTCGTAAGGACTTCCAAGGTAGCTAATATTATTATGAGAGGACTTATGATGGTAATGACCACTACAAACAATATCAAACTTGCCAAACAGGTTGCTATCAAATCCGTGGTCGTTAACAATACCCCTCTGCATTTCGAAGCCTTTGAGTTCCAAATGTCCAAAAAGGACTTGAGCTGACGTTTCATTTGTTGCCCTCATACATTCATCATAGTTACCTGAACAGATCCATGGCATAAGCATAATCTTACAACCATCATAAGTCTTTTCTGTAGGTTCCCATATGACATTGAAATTATCATATTGTTCATTGAGGCCGAGCTCACGTAACGAATTGACCTCATTTGTGTTCTTATAGTAAGTATCGTGGTTGCCAATGATGAAGTCAACCTTCATGTTTCTTTCTGATAAAGGTTCAAACAAGCTCTGCTTGAGACTTCGAGCTGTCATAAAGTTAATATATTTTCGTCTATCAACAGTATCCCCAAGATGAATTACTTGTTTAATGTTATGTTCATCTACATACGGAAAGAAAACATCATCATAGAATTTCTTAAAGTAATTACCAAATGCGACATTATCATTACGCGCGCCAAAGTGCGTATCAGTTATCAAAGCAATTTTCATTAATTATTAATCTTCCTTCTGGAATCATTCATACTTACACTATTCTCATGCAAAATGCATGTTGAGTCAACAAGAAATTTAATTTCTTTTAGTTGCGCATAATACGAATTACGTGTTCCCAACGAATTGTTTTTATCTTCAATTTGTTTAATAAGATATTTCAACTGTTCCGGAATAAGAGCGTTATTGTTCATTAGCTTTCTCTCTTTTCTTTTTCAACCCATCTTCAAAGCTTTGTACAAAGTCGCTCATATATTCACTGTTCAACCCTTCAGCGCTGTTTGTTGAAAAACTTGATGCATCACCATCTTGTGTATCAAACAGAGCTTCATTAATTGCAAAGTTTTCTAGCGATTTGTGTTTGATATATGTCTGCTTCTTCTCTTTTTGAATTCGTCTTATAAATGCATAATATATGATTTGTGTAAAATAAGCAAATGGGTTCTGAGATTTGTTTGGATCAAAATTCTTGATAACCATAACACAGTTCTCAATACCATCTGAGATCATTTCATCTCTATATGTGTAATTCACAAAATTTGGTTTTGTTGACAATCTATTTGCAATCTGCCAGATGCATTCACCAACATATTCTGGAATACGAGGTAATTGCTTTCCTTCACTTTCACACACCTTAATTTTATCTTTGTATTCAACCAATGTTTCATATAATTTTTTATTATTTACATAATGTGCCATATTAT